GCTTACATAGGTGAGTCTCCGTGGCCCAATTTTTTGGTGAGTGTTTGAGTTCACTCTGTAATCTTCTGTCTACGACAGAAGAGAACATGGGGGGAATATTTTAAGATCTACGATCTAAGGAATCCATCGGAACCCTGAAATATGAGGTGCAGACTTAAGGCTGCCTAACCGCTTATACCAGCTCAACTCCCGGAGACAGAGAGAAGAGAAGGGCCAGGCTGCGCATATTCCAACCAGATTTGGTTAGAAATGCCCAGCCGCATTCTAAAGGAAGCTCGGACTTTGCTTCCTTCCAGTCGAATCTTCGGGTGTCTTCTCGCCACTTCTCTAAGCGACGATCCAACTCCTTACGGAGGACTGTATTACTAACCTGCCCTTTGGCAAGTTGTCTTAATTCGAGGCGGATGGCCTCTATCCTACTCCTTCTTATGGAGCCCGCCTTAGCAGCTAATCTGCATAGACGGACATCATAGAAGTCCCTAACTAGCGGGCATTTTAGCTCCGCTTCAGCACTCATTGCCATGGCTGCTACATGCAGCTCAGGCTGAGCATGAAAATCTGGGATGTTCCCTGTGTAGAACATCTTCTCCTTCCATATCTTGGAAGCATCACGGCACACACGCCACTCTGTATCGAGGAAACAGACTTTTGAGCAAAAGTCCATATTCCACCAAGGCTTTATATTGATTTCTTCAATACATTGCCCTAGTCCAAACACAGTTGGTTCGAAAGGAGCAGTTCGAGTGGTTAGGGCCAAGAGACGATCACGATACATCTCTGGATATCCGTTTATATTAGATATCCAGACTGCACAATCGTCGCCACTAACAGCGATCTCGAAATGCTCCTCTGGGATGCCTCCAGAAATGCAAGCATATGTATGATATGCCACACTTCGAAGGGTATTTCCCAGGGTGGTTCTGGTGGGGTGACCACTAAAAGTCGTACCCCACCATTTGAGTTTTCTCCAGTTGGTGCCCCGAACTGGAAAATATTTTTTGACCTCCTTATTAGCCTTCAAGGAGGTTGTGGATCCGCAGACATCATCGATGCCTCGGTCCATTCCCGATTTAGGGGTGGGATTTAGCTGTATAAACAGACTAGCTCCCACCTCCGTTGCTTGGTAGAGAACTCCCTTCGCAGTGACTTCGGGATTTGGGAAGTCATCTGGACGGGACTTAAGGAAGTCCTCCATTCTAGGTGCATATTGCTCCCAGAAAAAATTGTCGACGCCTCTCAAAAGAGACTCGTGTTGATGTCCATCAAAGTTAGCTCCATCAGAGGTAACCACGACTGGATTCACCAATCTGTCGACTCGGGATAAGACGTTCTCCTTGAAGGCAGAAGGGTCCATTCCCTGAATAAATGCAGGGCAGACTGCTTTGATGTCAACAAAACATATCTGCTGAATGTAGGTTATAATCCCACAAACTGCACTGCTGGGATTCCAGATTAAGCGACTTCTGCTTTTCTGGCCGGTCAGCTCACCTTTTGCATTTAGGCAAGCGTCCAAGACGAAATAAATTTCGCCGGACTTGACCATCCCGGTAAAGGCATACTCCCAATCACCTTCGGAGTATCCACATCTACTGGCTAGCATGAGCCAAGACTCTAAGTACTTCTTCTTTTTAGAAGCACTCCAAGTCTTGCCATCTAGCCATTCCCTAAAAGAGGGAATATTTGGGAGAGGAAGGGAATTGATCTCCTTCATTTTTTTACCCCACCATTCTCTCCACCAGAGCAGGAACCCGCGTACCACACGGGGATCAGGTTGCAGGCCAGTTTTCCCTTGACGCTGGAATATAGCAGCGAAGAGATTACTGAAGCACGTGTGATCCCATTGAATTGGGCGTGCTTCCCCTACTCCATTCAAGAATCGGGGGCCATGGCGAGTTATCCTCTCGCAGCGAGGCTTGGCCACTTTGGCACAAATTTCGGAAGTATAATACTCCCTTAGGTCTCTCAAGGCTGCCTGATTTTCAGGACAGTCCAAGAGGGAATGAGTGGTTCGAATACTCTCCAGTGCAAATGGGCACCGGTAGTAGTATTCTACCAACTCTGACTCAACCCCTGAGTCTTCAATTTTTAGCTCAGGGGGAGATTTTGGTAGCTTATCGACCACAACGAGGTTTTCTAATGCCCACCTTCTATTGTGAAGGGCGACATAGCCAACCTGGTCTAGATAAGCTAGCTCTGTGGGGGTGACCAATGGCCTTACCCTCCTTGCGTCTCCAACCCAGACCATGCCTCCTGTTCTGTTCAGGGGCTGTTGGATGTCAGCGACTAGACCTAAGGAATGGCCTAGTTCACTCCAAAGGGATGGGGTTTCCATAGCCACTTCGGTGAGTTGGATCTCTATGGTGAGGTCGCTATCAAATAGCGCCTTACCTAAGGCTGAGAAAAAGCCTTTATGTGCTCCAGAGAAGACGTTTGTATACATCTCCACCTGGGTTGAGGTTATAGTAACCTTACCATTTTGGGTAAGTTTACTTGCAGGGTATGCCTTAGCAAATTCCCTGATCCACCTTGGGGTGGCACCTTGGCAATATTGGGCATTATTGGCCCAATATGCGAGCATCCGGTAAAACATGCCGGAATCCTCGCCTCTACTTTCAGGGGCGAGAATATTTGCATATGCTGCAAATGCTCCTTTCCTCATTGGCTCGGGAATTACCCGATTGAAGAATCCCACCTGAGGATAGGTGGATTCTACGCCTGGTCCTCGCCAGGTCTTTATAGTCTCTATGGACAGGTCAGATGCCAAACATAATTTGGCGAAATATCTAAACCATCCATAGTTAAGGCTGGTGTCTGGTTGACCTACATAGGTCAGGGGATGACGATAATCAACTCCATTTCTATAGGAGCTCATTACCACTTGAGCATCTCCATTGACCCCAGCCTGAACCAATACGGTTCCATTTTTCCATGGCAAGATATACTTGCCAGGTGAACTAGTGAACTCCATGCCGCATATGGCAACAACAGAGTTAGGCCTGTTAATTCTCAAGCCTGTCAGATAATAGTGGCAATCACTAAGCCACCATATCTCGCATTTTGGTCGTGGAAGACTGACCAAAATGTCTGCTAAATTGGCACAGAAGGTGCCATTAGGTATAGTGACGCATGTCCCAACTGGGGCATGGTCATCCCCAATTCTGGTTGGGGTAACAGCGAACAAACGTTCGCCGTTCCAAACCATATCTTGGGGATTATTTACTAGTCTATTTCTATCGGCTATAGACAAAGCCAGGAGGAGCTCTTGTGCAGTGCCCATTACATGTACTGTAATGTGCCTAGTTGCATGAGCAGAATGCCACCTCCTTGGTTGGCCTTCTGTTGCGTCTATGGACGCAATCACCTCCAGTTCACTAGTACAATATACTGTACTAGGTTCTGGTCCCATGTTGGCAGCAAAGTACATGGCATCATAGCCATTCTCTGCCCCAGCGAATATGGGACGCACATTTATCGTCACCACAGTTCGCACTGGGATATTTCTCGCGTGGACTGCAAGTCTAACTGCAGCCACTAGGTCTCCTCCGTGAACTGGAAGATCTTCTCCAAAGAGGAGACCTAATATATTGGTGGCCCACAAGGCTCTATCCCTTCTATGAGACATGGAGACTTTTGCTCCAATCTCGAAGCAATACAATGCTTCAGGGGCCACTTCCTGTACCAGAGCGTTTAAAGGCTCCAGTAACTGGTTGTTGGCCCAGGATAGAGCATGTGAGCTCACTTGGGCGAGGAAATAATTGGCGGTCCCTCTACCCTCTGGGTGACCGGCATTTTCCTCGAAGGTATTGCAGTTTGCGCTTGGTACTGCAATACCTTGTTCGCCTGCGAATTTGGCGAAATGTGTGTGGAGACCCATAGGCCATTTGTAGCCTATGCGCCCGGGTTGATAATCGATCAACCCTGTCTGCTTCTGAGCAGACCCCTCTGATGGCCTTTGATTAGTGGGGGTTGCGTAGGCCAGCAAGAGGGAATCCTCGGCTTTAGGAGGAAAAGGGCCGCAAGTAGCAACGTCCACAACATTGCTTCCTACGGAGATACCGGGCAGCTCAGCCACGATTATCCAGTCCTTCACTTCTTTTTGGCGTTGTTTCGCCGCATAGAGGTGAGGGAAATCTCCCTTATTGCTTAGCATATATGCTACGCAAAAAGCCTTTGAAAGGTAGATCTCTGGGGCGATCAGACGATCCAAAAGATTGGTATCAGTTAAGATCCCAAACTTTCGGAGCTTCTTACCAGCCTCGAGATAGCCAAAGACGCATGCCTCCTCGGGAGTCATAACGTCCATTTCTCGGACATGGGACAAGGTGTCACATATCTTTCGAACTAAGGCCAATTTGGCCTTTTTGGCTTTTGCCACCTTTGGCTCAGGTTCTGCCTGCAAAGCGAGAAGATGCATCTCGTCTTGCGCGACAATGACCTCAGCGGCAAATACCCTAAGTTCTTCTAGCGAATATCGCTTTGGAACCGAGGATACTTCCCAAAAAGGGATGACGTGGACTTGCACGATATCGCCTTTCTCGTCCTTCCTCAGAGACTGTATCAGGTTGAACTTCGAGTCCGACCTTTGCAGCTTTGGAAGGATTTGAATGCCGATAGCCTTGCAAATCCTTTTAACGGCCACCACGTCTATGGCCGAGTTATTAGGAGCAGAAATGAAACCCATTAAAAATAATGAGTCCCAGAAACATGCTCCACTAAGAGTCCATGTGGTTGCCCACATATCGTCTTTGTTTCGGGCAGACGCTCCCCAGGAGATTCCTACAGCGATATAGGACTCTGGGTCGCAGTCTGGGGACCTATCCCGAATCTCAGCGATTGCTGCGGATCTTAGGTCTTCTTCTGGGAGATAACCTTCCCACGGGCGAACTACTGTCAGCGCCTTCATTCCCTTTGCCCAGGGAAACACTCCGAACTTAGAAGTGTCTGAAGGGGCGATCTGTAGATCGGCGACTTTAATCGAAAAGTCGGCTTGCGCAGCTGCCTTGCCCTTGATCTTGGGGCTCTTCTTGTTAGAAGGGGCAGGACTAGAGGCGTTACCTCTAGATCGTACAAGTGGCGTAAACTTGTCTCCGGGAGCTGAGCTTCCACCGGATTTCGTGGCTTTCTTTCCGTAAGGTAGGACTGGCTTAACA